TGCTCTTCCGATCTTCAGTCAGTTGGGAAAGCACTGAACATTTCAGATGAACTTGTTCAGACAACATCCCGTTTGAACATGATGAATGACGGGGTTCAGACAACTGCTGAACTTGTCAACATGGTATATGCAGCAGCACAGGATGCAAGGGGTTCATTCGGTCAGATGGCTGATGTTGTTGCCCGTTTTGGTAACAACGCAAAGGATGCGTTCAGCAGTTCGGAAGAAGTTGTTGCTTTTGCTGATCTGATTCAAAAACAGATGACGATTGCCGGGGCAAGCACCCAAGAAGCAGCAAACGCAGAATTGCAGTTATCACAGGCACTTGGTTCAGGTGTCCTTCGTGGTGATGAATTGAACAGTATCTTTGAACAAGCACCTAACCTGATTCAGAACATTGCGGACTATCTTGATGTTCCAATCGGTAAGATCAGAGAAATGGCAGCGGATGGGGAACTTTCCGCTGATGTAGTCAAGGCAGCAATCTTTTCTGCTGCTGATGACATTAACAGCAAATTCAATGAAATGCCTATGACTTGGGGGCAGATATGGCAGTCAATGCAAAACACCGCACTGATTGCATTTCAGCCTGTTCTTCAAAGACTGAACGATTTAGCCAATAGTGAAGCATTTCAGACTTTCATTCAGGGTGCTATTGAAGCAATGGCAACCCTTGCGAATATCCTTCTGAATGTGTTTGATTTGGCGGTGTCAATCGGTACTTTCATAGGTGATAACTGGTCAATCATTGCACCTATCGTATATGGTATTGTGGCAGCACTCACAGCATACATTGCTATTTCTGCAATCGTGGCAGCAATTAACGGTGTCATGGCAATGGCAGAAGGTGTCAAGGCTGCTGCTCAAATGATGGCAACAGGTGCAACATTTGCAGAAACCGCAGCACAGCAAGGTCTTAACGCTGCATTGATGGCTTGCCCTTTAACTTGGATTATCATGCTGATTCTTGCGTTGATTGTGGTTATTTTTGCCGTATGTAATGCGATTGCAAAGATGACAGGTATTGCAAATTCAGGCTTCGGTGTGATTACTGGCGGTGTGAACGTGGTGATTCAGTTCTTCAAGAACTTGGGTCTAACCGTGGCAAACATTGCCTTGGGTATTGGAAACGCCATTGCAGCACTTGCATCCAATATGATGACGGCATTTCACAATGCAATCTGTTCTGTTCAGTCATGGTTTTACAACCTGTTAAGCACGGCACTTTCAGTCATTGAAGGTATTTGTTCAGCACTGAATAAGTTACCGTTTGTTGAATTTGACTATTCAGGCATTTCATCCGCAGCGGATGACTATGCAGCCAAAGCAAGTGAAGCAGCCGGAAACAAAGAAGATTACCAGTCAATCAGTGATGCGTTCAATGAAGGTTTTACAACCTTTGATGCATTTCAGGACGGTTGGGCATCAGATGCGTTCAATGCGGGTGCAGCATGGGGTGACGGTATTGCTGATAAGGTTTCAAACTTTAGTCTGTCGGATGTATTTGGTCAGACAGATATTCCTAATGTGGGTGATTACACATCAGGGTTCAATGATGCAATAGCAAATTCAGGCGTGGGTGACAGCATTGGAAACATTGACGATAACACAGGCAAAATCAAGGATTCTTTGGATGTTACAGAAGAAGATTTGAAGTATTTGCGTGACATTGCGGAACAAGAAGCAATTAACAGATTCACAACCGCTGAAATCAATGTTGATATGTCAAATATGCAGAACACCGTGAACAGCGGTGATGACATTGATGGTTTTATGACCAAACTGACAGATTCAGTCAATGAAGCGGTAGACAATATGACGGAAGGGGTGCATGAATAAATGGCAAGAAGCGGATATGATATGTATTTTGACAAATGCCTTTTTCCTGTCACCCCTGAAAAAATCAGTATCAAAATCAATGGTAATAACAAAACGGTCAACCTGATAAATGAAGGTGAAATCAATATCCTGAAAAAAGCCGGGTTGACCGACATTGAATTTGAAGCAGAAATCCCGCAAGTAAAACATCCTTATGCGGTGTATAAGAATGGTTTCAAAGAAGCGGGATATTTCTTTGATATTTTTGAAGGGTTGAAAACAGGCAAAAAGACATTCCAGTTCATTGTATGCAGAAAGACCCCGGTGGGGAAAAAACTGCTGAACACGAACATGAAGGTATCTTTGGAAGATTACAAAATTTCAGAGGATGCCAAGAACGGGTTTGACTTCAAAGTCAAGTTCAATCTGAAACAGTACCGGGACTATGGAACAAAGACAGTCAACATCAAAATTGCTGCATCCAAGCCAAAGGCAAGTGCAGAGCCTAAGCGAGAAACCAACAATTCACCCGCCCCGGCAGCAGCACAGACCTATACGGTTGTGCGTGGTGATTGTTTGTGGAACATTGCAAAACGGTTTTACGGCAGCGGTGCAAAATACACCGTGATCTACAACGCAAACAGGGGTGTCATTGGTGGCAACCCTAACTTAATTTATCCGGGACAGGTTTTGACCATTCCGGCAGCATAAGAAAGGGGTGTTGTTCAATGTACGTTGAACTACTGGTTGGGAATGAATCAGGAACAAAAGTATATCAGCCTGTTGTTCAGGAAGGTATTGAATGGTCAACAGAAAGAAAAAACACCCCCGGCAAACTGGTTTTCAAAGTCCTGTATGACAACATTCTTGATTTTTCAGAAGGTAGTCCAGTCAGGATGAAGGTGGACGGTGACAATGTATTCTTTGGTTTTGTGTTTAAGCAGCAGAGAACCAAGGACAAAATCATTACTGTCACCGCCTACGATCAGTTGAGGTACTTAAAAAATAAAGATACCAAGGTCTATGAAGGAAAGACGGCAAACCAATTTGTGAAAATGATTGCAGATGATTATGCCCTGAACCTTGGCACACTGGATGATACCGGGTATGTCATTGAATCAAGGGTTGAAGAAAATACTTCACTGTTTGAAATGATAGCAAATGCCCTTGACCTGACACTGACCAATACCGGGGAAATGTATGTGTTATATGATGACTTTGGGAAACTTACCCTGAAAAGCCTGTCATCTATGTATGTGGGTGTTCCGGGGGCGTACCTGATGATTGATGAAGAAACCGGGCAAAACTTTGACTATACTTCATCTATTGATGAAAACACATATAACAAAATCAAACTGACCTATGATAACAAGGACACAGGAAAGCGTGATGTTTACATCACACAGGATTCTTCCAACATTAACAAGTGGGGTATCTTACAATATTTTGACACCTTGCAGAAAGGTGAAAACGGTCAAGCAAAAGCAGATGCCCTTTTGAAACTGTATAACAAAAAGACCCGTAACCTGAAAATTACCAACGCTTTAGGTGACAACAGAGTGCGGGCGGGTTCAATGGTTGTCATCAACCTTGATCTTGGTGATATAAAACTGAAAAACTGGATGCTTGTTGAAAAATGCAAGCATACCTACAAGGAAGGTGAACATTGGATGGATTTGACACTTAGAGGGGGTGAATTTGTTGCCTGATGCAAATGAACTTGTTGATACCCTGAAAAGGGCAGCCGTTGAAGCGGTTGAAGCGGGGAAACCCGTAAATGTATATTTTGGTGAGGTCGTGAGTGCTTCACCTTTGAAAATCAATGTTGAACAGAAGATGATACTTGGTGAAAAACAGTTGATTCTTTCAAGAAATGTGACGGATTTTAGCACAATGGTAACAGTTGACTGGACTTCTGAAAGCAGTCTTTCCACCCACAACCACACTGTAAAAGGTGACAATGGCAGCGGTGGCAACATTGACTTGAACACAGGGTCAAAGAACCTTGCACATACTCACAAAATTACAGGAAAAAAGAAGATCATCATTCACAATGGCTTGGCGGTTGGTGATGAAGTTATCCTGATAAGACAGCAAGAAGGTCAACGCTTCATTGTTGTGGATAGGATAGGCAAATGATTCCTTCAACAGTTGGTTTTCTTGACCAAGATTTTGAAATAGAAACACAGCCAAGCCTAACTTATAAAATGGATTTAGACGGTGATTCAGTCAGGGGTCTTGTGGATGAACAGGATGCCATGAAGCAGATGATTTTCAGAACACTGCAAACAGAAAGGTATCAGTACATCATATATCCGTGGTATTACGGCATTGAAACACTTGACCTGTATGGTGAACCTGTCACTTGGGTTTGCCCTGAATTAGAACGCAGAATCAGTGAAGCGTTAGCCGTTGATGAAAGAATCACGGGCGTGACCGACTTTGAATTTGACCTGACGGTCAAAGGTGTGGTTCATGCCTATTTTACCGTAAAAACAATTTACGGTGATATTAAAGCAGAGAAGGGGGTGAAGATTTAGAATGTATGAAGATCAGACTTATGACATTATCCTTGAAAGGATGATGAACCGGGTATCTGACAAAATTGACAAAAGACCGTCATCCCCTGTTTACGATCTGCATAGTTCAACAGCCATTGAATTTCAGATTTTATACATTGAGTTGGAATATCTGATAAAAAATTCATACGGTGATACTGCTGCAAGGGAATTTCTGATCTTGCTTGCAAAGGACAGGGGACTTTCACCTGAACCCGCAACCAAGGCAATCTTACAGGGTGAGTTCACACCAACAAACATTGATGTTACTGGAAAGCGTTTCAACATCGGTGAAATAAACTATGTTGTGACTGAACAGATCACACAGGGAACATACAAGGTTCAGTGTGAAACAGAAGGTGTTGTTGGCAATCAGTACCTTGGGGATATGATACCAATGGAATATATTGACGGATTGCAGACGGCAAGCCTGACAAGCGTACTTATTCCCGGTGAAGATGAAGAAGATACAGAAGTTTTCAGACAGCGTTACTTTGACAGCTTCAATGAACAGTCCTTTGGTGGCAACCACGCTGATTATATGGCAAAGGTCAAAAGTATTGAAGGTGTTGGGTCATGTAAGGTCAAGCGTGTTTGGAATGGTGACATTAGACCCGCTGACATGATCGTCAGTACAGTGGTCAAGAACTGGTATGAATCAATCATTTCAACAGTTCCGGCAGCAGTCAAACCGTGGCTTGATGCCGTATATAATGCAGCCAAGGACAAGAAACTGACGGTTGGTGGTACTGTTCATGTAGTCATCACTGATTCTGATGATTATGGTGAAGCAAGTTCAACACTTGTTCAATATGTTCAGCAGACACTTGACCCGGAAGAAACTGCCGGGGAAGGTTACGGACTTGCACCAATCGGTCATGTGGTCAGTGTAGCAAGTGCATCACCTGTCAGTATTGAGGTCAAGACCACGGTAACCTTTGAAGAAGGTCACAACTGGTCAAATACCAAGGCAGCCATTGCAGAAGCAGTTGATGCGTACTTCTTGGAATTAAGAAAGAACTGGTCAGAAACATCACAAACCATTGTCAGGGTATCGCAGATTGAAAACCGCATCCTTGGTGTTGATGGCGTGGTGGATGTGACCGGGACAAAGCTGAACGGCACGGCAAGCAATATGACCTTGACAGAATTTTGCATACCAAAGTTAGGGGGTGTTTCTGCATGATAAGAGAAGTTGACCTTGTTTCATACTTACCGCCATTCATGCAGAGTTACAAAGAACCCGTTGCAGCACTTGAAGCGGAAAACCCTGAATTTAGTCTGATGTGGTCGGCAACTGACAGGTGTTTGCGTAACCGCTTCATTTCAACTGCTGATGAATATGGAATCAGCCGATTTGAAAAGATGCTGAAAATATACCCAACTGCTGATGATACCCTTGAATCAAGGCGTTCAAGGGTTCAAAGCAAGTGGTTCAACACAATCCCGTACACTTGGAAAGTGTTGCTTCAAAAGTTGCTTGTCCTTTGTGGTGACAGTGATTTTGAAGTGACTGGTGATTTCAAGACTGGGTACACACTGTATATTGACACTGACCTTGAATTATATGGTCAGGTGGAAGAACTGGAAAACATCATAAACACAATGATTCCTGAAAATCTTGTGGTTGTATCTAAGAACAGCATCCCTTGCAACATCAAAGGTGCTGTTCTTTTTGGTGGTGGCATCTGCTTCATCAATGAATTTATCATCACAAACGATTTCCGGGAAGTGTTTGATGTGAACGGTTCATCAGTCTTTGGTGGTGGAATCGTTCAGACTGAAATGCTGAACATCACAAATGACAGTCAGGAAACAGTGAGTGTTCAGGGTACAGTGAACTTTGGTGGTAAGGCAACAGATACCGCAATGGTAACCATTTCAACAGATTTTAATGAAACAATCCGGGCAGATATGGATGCAAAGGCAGCATCCGGCGTTGTTCAGGTAGACTTCATTGAGATAAAAACAACATAGAAAGGAATGATAAGATGGCAGAGTATTCAAAACTTTACATCACAAACAATGGTCAGGCACTTATGGCAAAGATGATTGCCGGGTCAGGAAACATTGATTTTACAAAAGTATGTTCTTCCAGTACCCAGTACACTGAAAGTCAGTTACAGGCATTGACCGCACTTAGCAACATCAAGCAGACAACCCTTGTTTCCAAGGTTACCCGCACAAATGAGGTTGCAATCAAAATTGATGCAGCATATTCCAATGTAGACCTGAAAGAAGGTTACTATATGCGTACACTTGGCTTATATGCCGTTGACCCTGACAAGGGTGAAATCCTGTATGCAGTCTGCATTGAAAAGTCAAATAACTGTTATATGCCACCATATAACGGTGTTACGGTATCGGCTGCATACTTACAGTTATATACCACAGTAGGAAACGCTGACAACGTATCACTTGAGGTCAGTCCGGGTGCGTATGCAACGGTTGGTGACATTCAGGCACTTGAAAAAGAAATTGCTGATCTGAAAGCCTTTGTTGGATATTCAGACGGTGACATTTATGGTGTTGAAGTGGATTTTGAAAATAAAAAGTTCACAAGACTTGCCGGAGCAGTAAACCGTTCAGCGGGTTCAGGATTTGACGGAATCAATGCCTTTGGTGGTAGAAAGCGTTGCAACCTTACCAATGACGGGCGTGTTGCTGCATATTACGGTGAAGCCGGATTTTCCACTACTGGAAAACTGACACAGGCGGTTGACCGTAACCCGGTAGGTACTGAATCACCTGATGAAAACCTGAAATTCAGTGCCGGGACAATCGTTCAGGTAATGGTTGAACAGCCAAAGTTTTATTACAAGGTTGTACCGCTTAAAACTGAAAAGAGAACCAAGGGGGCAATCACAAGAAAAATCAGATACTATGTATCAGATACACCAAAGGCGGGATTCAAACTTCATCCGGCGTTCATTGTAAATGGTCAGGAAAATGATGTTGCATATCTTGCAGCCTTTGAAGGTTCACTTTGGGATGCATCTGCATCAGCGTACATTCTTGATGATTCACAGGTTGCTGACTTTGCTGCTGATATGTTATGCAGTATTGCTAATGCAAAACCGCTGTCAGGACTTACACAGAACGCAACCCGTGGCAATATCAGAAAACTTGCTGAAAAACGTGGTACTGGTTGGGAACAGGCGTATATTGCAACAGCATCAGCTTCACAGATGCTTATGCTGATTGAATATGCAAGTTTCAATATGCAGTCTGCTATTGGTCAGGGTGCGGTGAATAAGACGGATGACGGAAGTTCAAACATGGCAGAAGCAACAGGTGTTACAATCAACCTTGGTAACGCATCCGGCACAGCTTCAAATGCTAACGGTGTTCAGTTCGTTTCCTATCGTGGTGAAGAAAACTTTTGGGGTAACATTTGGGGTTGGATTGATGGCATCAATGAATATATGGATGCTACAACACATGAAGGAACAATCTATATCGCTGACCATTCCTTTGCAGATGACACAGGAACAGGTGCTTATGAGGATGCCGGAATCATTGCAGTATATGGAAACGGTTATATTTCAGCTTTCTGTTATTCAGAAAAATATGATTGGTTGTTCATTCCGGGTGAACTTCTTGGTAACACTGCACTTCCTGTTGGTGATTACTGTTGGAATGGAAACACTGGATGGCGGGTCGCTAGGTTGGGTGCTTGTTGGTATCATGGCTTGAGTGCCGGTGCTTTCTCTTGGGCTCTGGATGATGCTTCTTCTGGTCGTAGTCGGGGTATCGGCGGTCGGTTGGTGTATGTACCAAGCAAAGCAGCAGCGTAAAACCAAGTAAATGAACATTTTTAGGTAATCAGGATGCTATACGGATGACGATTTCAGGCAAAACACCATAAAAGCAAAAAAACCAAAGTCACTAAATTAGGTGCTAATTGGAATAATGGCTTGAATACCAGTGCTTTCTATTGGAATCTGAATAATGCTTCTTCTAATCGTAATCGGAATATCAGCAGTCAGTTAGTAAATGCACTAACTTCACCCCGTCAGAAATGGCGGGGTGTTTTTATAAGAATAACAATGTACTGAAAACTGATTACCGTGCCACTTGGCAAAACATCAAAATTTATGGACTGTATTAGTAGGTTGCACTCATTCGTGCAAGTCGAAAGTTCGGTTCAGTGCATACAGAGAAGGGAAACCAGTGAAACGCTATGGCAACTTATATGAAAAAATCTGTTCAATGGAAAACCTTGAACTTGCTTTTAAGAACGCAAAGAAAGGAAAAGGGTGGTACAAGGAAGTTCAGCAGATAGAGAAAAGACCATATTACTACTTGGCGGGTCTGCAATGGATGCTGAAAAACCATAAATACAAAACTTCTGAATATGCGACTTTTACCAAGAAAGACGGAAAGAAGGAAAGGGAAATATACAAACTTCCATTCTTCCCTGACAGAATCGCACAGTGGGCGGTTTTACAGGTTATTGAACCGCAGTTATTAGCGTTTTTCACAGATGACACCTATTCTGCAATACCAAACAAAGGTATTCATGCAGCTTTCAAAAAGTTGCGAAAAGCAGTTGATACAGTGCCGGAAGAAATGACCTATTGCTTGAAAATCGACTGCAAGAAATTTTACCCTTCCATTGACCATGAAACACTGAAACAAAAGTTCAGACGGAAATACAAAGACCCTGAACTGCTTGAACTGATAGATGAAATTATTGACAGCATCAGCACGTGTCCGGCAACGGAAGAAAACATTGAATTTTATGAATCATGCGGTAATGAAATCAACATTGTCACACTGAATGGTAAACAGTTTATTAGTGGCGTTGGTATACCGATAGGAAACTACTTTTCACAGTATGACGGTAACTTCTTTTTGAGTGAATTTGACCACTGGATAAAAGAAGTAAAGCACGTTAAGCACTATTACCGTTATATGGATGATATTTGTATTTTTGCAAAGACCAAGGAAGAACTTCACCAGTTACTAAGTGAAATTGATGAATACTTCAAAGTAAATTTGAAACTAAGGATAAAAGGTAATTATCAGATATTCCCTTCATTTGTCAGGGGTATTGACTTTGTTGGGTACAGAATTTTCAAAGATTATACCCTTTTAAGAAAATCCACTTGTCAGCAGTTTGAACGCAAGATGACAGCAATCAGAAAGAAAGTGGAAAGCGGGCAAGAAATGAACTATTCAGAATGGTGTTCAATCAATTCAGCCTTATGCTGATAGGTACTATAAAGAACACATTAAAAAGAAAGGCGGTAGAAAGCATGAAACAGTATCAGAAAGTAAGAAGTGTGCAGCAGCCTGAAACAAAGGTCATTGATGACTTTTCTGTTTGGGTTGCGGAAAACATCACCCCGGTATCAGAAACCGGGACAGATGAACAGCCGGGTTTTGAAGGTTATGAATATGACCTGACCCAGTACACCAAGGATGAATACATCAAAATGATAGATGACAAAAATGCAGCCTTGGGTAAGCAGCTTGAAACCACACAAGAAGCTGTTGATTTTCTGTTATTAGGTGGAGAATAAGAAAGGGGGTGAATGAGATGGCAGCATATTTTGCATTACGCCTTGAAAAAGGAAAAATGAACTACAACACTGTTGTAGCAAAGTATCCGCAGTACAAAGAAGATATTGATTTGATTCTTACTGCTGACGGTTACACTGTAAATGATGATGGAACAGTCACATTAACAGAGTAGTAAAGGAAATGTTCAAGTAAACGAAAAAACACGCTATATGACCGTTATATGAAGTCATGTGGCGTGTTTTTTCATGCAGAAAAAGACAGAAAGAAGGTAAACACAATGAAACAGACAATTTGCAGTATTTTTGGCGTGATTGGTTCAACAATCGCAACTTTATTTGGTGGATGGGATGCGGGACTTGCAACCCTTTTGATTTTTATGGCTCTTGACTATGTGACTGGTCTGATTGTTGCGGGGGTTTTCCACAACAGCACAAAGACAGATACCGGGACACTGGAAAGCAAAGCCGGATGGAAAGGATTGTGCAGAAAGTGCATGACCCTGATTTTTGTACTGGTCGCATACCGTATTGATTTGATTCTTGGTCTTGACTACATCAGAAATGCAGTAATTATTGCTTTTATCACCAATGAACTGATTTCACTGGTTGAAAATGCGGGTCTGATGGGTGTACCACTCCCGGCAGTCATCACCAAGGCTATTGATATTTTGCAGAAGAAATCAGAAAGTGAGGGTAAATAATTATGGATAAGCAGACATTTATTTCACAGATTGCAGCCTATGTCATCAAGTATGCTGCACAGTATGGTATCAAGGTACACAGTCCGATCATTGCACAGGCAATTCTTGAATCAGGGTGGGGACAGTCAAGCCTTGCTGCCAAATATCACAACTATTTTGGTTTGAAGTGCGGAAGTGCTTGGACTGGTAAGTCTGTCAACATGGCAACATCAGAGGAATATACACCGGGCGTTCACACGAACATTCGTGACAATTTCCGTGTGTTTGATTCTATGGAAGATGGTGTCAAGGGTTACTTTGATTTCATCAACTATTCAAGATATGCAAACCTTAAAGGGGTTACAGACCCACAGACTTATGTGGAGAACATCAAGGCAGATGGCTATGCAACATCAAGCACTTATGTAACAAACCTGATGCGTGTTATCAGAGATAACAACCTTACACAATATGACGGTGCTGCACAGCAGACACCTTCAAAGTCAGTGGATGAAGTTGCACAGGATGTTGTCAACGGCAAGTATGGCAATGGTGCTGATCGTAAAGCAGCACTTGAAGCAGCCGGGTACAACTATGATGAGGTTCAGGCAAAGGTCAATGAGATTTTAGGGGTAGACACTACACCAAAGAAATCTGTTGATGAAATTGCACAGGAAGTCATCAATGGTGCTTGGGGCAACGGTCAGGACAGAAAGAACCGCATTGAACAGGCGGGTTATGATTACACCGCAGTTCAGAACAAGGTCAATGAACTTTGCGGAACACCTAAGAAATCCATTGATGAAATTGCAAGGGCAGTCATCCGTGGTGAGTATGGAAACGGTGCTGATCGTAAGAACAGAATCACCGCAGAAGGTTATGATTATGCAGCAGTACAGGCAAGGGTCAATGACCTGATGTAA